AGAAGACGACTGTAGGAGCAGAATCCCTTATACTAACAGAGAAGAGTATAGGAGAGATCGGTCCAGATGCCATCGAGCTTCAACAAGAAATACATCGAGGATCGAATTCAGAGAAATCGTACGAGGAAGAGGTTTGGGATACGATCGATCGGGGTCGCAAAGATTCCGCAATCTGTGGTGACTTCTATGTCGTCGTCCTCGTCAAAAAAGAACGTCACCTTCAGAACGTGGTGCGTCAACTCTTCTTCTATCGCCAAAGCTGTCCGAGCCCGGAGTATGATCAGACCGTCTATCGATACCACCGCAAAGATGACGAAATAGAATTTCTCTGGACAATCCCCAACAATGCAGCCTGCCAATTCCTTCCTAGAATGGGAACAGACCTTCCTGATGATCAGAAGCTCCTGGTCGAAATGGTTGAGGCTTTTCTCACTGGAAAGCTCGATCAAAAAGCTCGCATGCTCAACAAAGAACCTGAGCCAAAATTCCAAATGGTGAAGTAATCGTGATACTCCTTTGTGCCTTCACCGGCCCGGCATTTTGCCGGGTTTTTTTTATTCTCCAAAAAAAAGTAGTCTAAAATATTAGGATATAATAGACATAAAGGTAGTACTAAAAAACGGATGCTCACGTCACGAGCTAGTACTGACCCGACGTAATTAGCGCTTCGTCAAACGCACCTAGGAGATGATATGGCAGATTTAGAGAATGTAGCCGAAGAAATTCAGCAAGAGGACCTCGTTCAGCCTCAAGAAGAGCAAGTTGCTCCAGAAAGCCAATCTCCCGAAGTCGAAACGCAAGAGGTAGCGAAAGAGCAGTCTGATAAGGACCGCAACTTCATACGTCTTCGTGAGACTAAAGAACAACTTGAGAAAGAAAATCGGGAGCTCAAGAAGTACTTCGAATCGCAACAGCAACGGAAACCTGAGGTTCAAGAACCTGAGGAGGATGACTTCCCCGTTGATGATGACGATTTAGTAGATGGCAAGGTTGTCAAAAGGCTCTACAAGGAGATTAAAACCCTCCGCAAGACGTATGAGCAAGAGAAATTAGCGACAATTCCTGACCGCCTAAGAAGTAAGTTTGCCGATTTTGACCAAGTTGTGACGGTAGAAAACGTAGAGAAACTAAGAAACTCTGAGCCGGAACTGTACGAGTCCATCACTTCAGGGAAAGATCTCTATGCTAAAGGTGTATCGGCATACAAGGCGCTAAGAATGGCAGGTATTGTGAAAGAAGATCCTTACGTGGAACAGAAAGCACATGTCCAGAAAAACCAAAATCGTCCGGTTTCAACCCAGGCGGTTAAGGGCCAAGGTGCATTAGCCGATGCTAACGCCTTCGCAAAGGGACCACTTTCTCCAGAATTGCGTAAACGCATGCAACAAGAGATGGCTGAGGCAGTGAAAGCTCGGTAATTAACCGAGGTATCGCATGACCACAACAACGACGGTTCTGCCAGCGCCGGTCCAGCAGTCTTTTTCATACAAGCTGCTTTCCGTCCCTGTCCCGAACATGATCCACAACATACCTGCGATGCTCAAGCAAATGCCACGAAATGGTGGTACCACCTTGAGAATGCGTAGGTACAATCCTCTGGCTACTGCGACTGTTCCTCTCGGCAACACAGGTGTAACTCCGCCTCCGCAGACACTCACTGCTGTCAACATCGACGCAGAGATTGACTTCTATGGCACGTATATCATCTTGAACGAGCAGGTAACACTCCAGAACCAGGACCCTGTGCTCAATGAAGCAGCGCAGCGTTTAGGTGTTTCCCTTAGACAAACTGAAGACGAGTTGACACGCAATATGCTTGCGTCCACAGCGAGTTTCATCAATGCCACAGGGGGCACTAATGGAGATAATCCAACTGAGATAACTAGAAGTGATGTAGATGAAATTATCCGCACATTAGCAGATAACAATGCATATACTATCGCCGATAATATCGAAGGTGAAGACAAATTCGGAACAGCTCCTGTAAGGGATGCTTATTTCGCTCTCGGTTCCACTCAATTGATTGGAGACCTTGAGAATGTCAATGGATTCATCGCCAAAGCCCAATACCCATCTCCGATGCACGCGCTTCGTGAAGAATGGGGTTCTGTATCGAACTTGAGATTCTTGATCTCATCTATCGGTTCAGTTTCACCTGGTGCTTCTAACCTAGGCGCCGACGTGTTCAACATATTTTGTGTAGGTATGGAAGCTTACGCAGTAGTTGAACAAGACNGATACNGTGCTCAATTCATCTACAGACCCCCAATTTATGACGGGCCTTTAGCTCTGAACGCAAGCGTTGGCTACAAGTTTGCTCAAGTACCAAGAATCACTAACGATGCATGGGTTCTTAACCTACGCGCAACCCTAACGTCTTAAGGAGGCTGAAATGGACGGAACAATCATCCAACAAGGCCGCTTTACTTCAGCAGGGGAAGCGGTTGAACTTCAAATCCGATCAGATGTTGACTGGATCGAAGTTTACAATGCAACTCAGTGGGCTACAACTCAGTCTACAGGACGCGGAGTCAAGTTTTATTGGCAACGTGGTCTTGCGAATGGGTCAGCTTTTGAGTACACCAAAGTCGATAGCTCTAACGCCCTTCAAGGGGAATTCATCACAACTGGTGGATTTACTCTTCTTGATACAAGCGCGAGCCCTCTCGACACGCTAAACGCCACAGTAACGGCGATTTCTACAGCAGCAATTCCCGTGGTCACCAACTCAGGAACCAACGGTCTTTCTGCGGGAGATGTCGTGCGTATAACAAACGTCACTGGAGCACAACAGCTCGGTGGGTTTGATTTCACGGTGGGGAACAACACTCTTTCTTCTACAACTTTTAGCTTGGACTACATGTCTCAGCTAGCAGGAGCAGGAACTACTGGTTCTTGGAGAAAGATCAAGTTTGAGCCTCAGTTCTATCCACGTCATCGTGCGATCACAGGTATCACAGCCGCTTCAAGCGCAGTGATCACTATGTCTGTGACACACGGATTTACTGTCGGACAAGCAGTTCGCATCAAGGTGCCAGCTGCCTACGGCATGACTGAGATAGACAACCTAATTGGAAATATTACCGCGATAAGCACAGCGAACAACACGATCACTGTGGATATCGATTCTTCAACCTTCACCGCTTTTGCCTTCCCAGCAACTGCCGATGTGCCATTTACACCTGCACTTGTAGTGCCTGTGGGCATGGACGCAACTGGATCGACTGCAAACAGCCTCGATGACGCTACAGATAACGTTTCGTTCCTGGGGATTGAACTCGGTGCTGGTATCGATGGCCCTGCTGGAAGCTCCAGCGATGTCATCTACTGGAGAGCCGGTAAGTCATTTAGCGTATCGAACTCGTAAACCTGGTGGGGGACATTGTGTCCCCCTCCCTTTAATCAAGGAGAGAAAATGTCAGCAATTGCCAAACCAAGAAACACTCGGAAGATGACTCCCGAGGAAATGAAAAAAGACCGAGAAAGAGATCACAAAATGGTGAAAGGCATCTTTCGATGCTATGAGCCCCCTGGCGGTTCATTCACCTTTAGTTTCAAGAAGCACAAGGGCGACCACATCCTCAAATACACCATGGTCGATGGAGAGACTTATGAAGTGCCTCTTATGGTAGCAAAACACCTAAACCAAAACTGTTGGTACCCACGCCATTCGCATGTCATGGACATGAATGGAAAGCCGACAGTGGACGTAGGTAAAAAGATTAACAGATGCAGCTTCGAAAGCTTGGAGTTTCATGACGAGGACGAATGACCACTTTAGCAAACATCAGAACTAAAGTCAGAAGGCTCACTGGGAGACCTTCTCCGCAACAAATCACGGACGCCCAGATAGACGACTACATCAATACGTTCTATCTGTACGATATGCCGGAGCATCTCCGTCTCTTTTCTCAAGAGACGGTTTTTGAGTTTATGACGACGTCGAATGTGGATCAGTATGATTTGCGCACTCTTACTACCTGGACAGGAGTATCCGATCAGCCGATTGCCGATGTCTTCATCAACCTTAAACCTCCGGCGTACGTAGCGGGCTATCAATGCTTCTGGTCCCAAAGCCGGGAACAGTTTTTTAGAAATTATCCTGCGCTTGCGGAAATCAAAAGCACAGTAGAAGGGGATGGGACGCCAGGACCTTATGCGATTACGTTTGCCAATACTCCTCTCATTCAAACGATGGTTACTGTCGGAGCCATTGACGATACGGGAGCGACGGTCAACTGTATTGATGTGCCCACCGATCGGACAACAGGGACTTGGTCAGTTATTAATTCAAGCAATACTCAAGTAGGTTCAATTGATTATATTAACGGCACTGCTACAATCACGTTTTCCAATAACATACCTTCAGGCAATACAATTACTTTTACAGCAGTTCCTTATGTTGCCTCTCGACCTCAAGCACTGCTTTACTACAACGATATTCTGACTCTCAGACCTATTCCCGATGCTGAATATCTAGTCCAAATCAATGCCTTTAAGCGTCCCACACAGCTAATAGCCAGCGGTGAAAGCCCAGAGCTAAAGCAGTGGTGGCAATACTTGGCTTACGGTGCATCCAAGAAAATCTTCGAGGATTCCCAGGACCCCGAAAGTTTGGCAACTTTAGCTCCCGGATACAAAGAACAGGAAAATCTGGTTCTCCGACGAACCATTGTAGAGAGAACCAATCAAAGGACAGCAACCATCTATACAGAAATGACAGGCTATCCTTACGGCAACTTCAACGGTAGGTTTTAATATGGCATACAATTCAGACATCCCACAAGCAACAGACGATCCCTCTCAAAGCCAAGGACAAATTCTCGCAAACTTCCAGGAATTGAATACCTTCACCGCAGTCAACCACGTGGCTTTAAATGATGGAGACCAAGGAAAGCACAAATTTTTACAAATGCCTGAGCAGGGTTCAGCTCCTACAACTGGCGCTAACGAAGGAGGTCTTTATACTAAGGAGGTCTCCGGTTCAACACAGCTTTTTTTTAGAGAAGAGGCCAATGGATCCGAGAGACAACTCACCTCAGCTTTTAGTGCTGCAACGAATGGTACTTTGACCATTCCGGGAGGTCTCCTTATCCAGTGGGGACTAGCGTCCGGGGTAAGTACCGCGTCAAATATCAACTTCAATACTGCATTTGGAGGGGTTCCTTACAACGTTCAATGTACTCTGCGAAGAGGAGACCTCAATAGCCGATTTGTCTATGTAAGAGATTCCGGTTTGACAGCGAATAAATTTAACATCCAAACCAATGCCGGTTCCACAGACTTGTATTGGTGGGCAGTGGGACCAGCTTAATGGCACTAAAGAGTTTCTTAATCGCACCTTTTGATAGTGGCTTGGTCAATAACATTGAACCTTGGCTCACTCCTGAAGATGCATTTCAATTTTTGGAGGATGCCTATGTATGGCGAGGAAGAGTTCGTAAACGCTTTGGTTATCGGTTCATGGGGGACACTGAACTTGATTCTCGTTTGCGCATTAATATCGGGAATACGGATGGTTCCGGAAACATATCCACCACTGTCCCGGGAGCTACGTTCGCTGTGGGACAAATGTTCTCAATTGGTTCGGAGATTTTTACCGTAAATGCGACAGGAACCCCGGCTGCCATGCTCGACACAGGTGCGGCCACAACAGCCACATTCAACACTACGACAGGAGCCCTTGTCATAAACGGGGCAGCAGTCGCCACTGCCGTTTATTACTACCCTGCAGAACCTGTTATGGGGCTCCGATTAAGAGAGACATCAAATATCAACTTTGAGGATACCGTAGGGTTTGATCCTCAGTTTGCCTATAGGAGGGTATCAGGTGCATGGGAAAGACTTGGAACGGCCGTCTGGACAGGGAGTAATTCAGACTTTTACTGGACCGTCAATTATCGAGGGACCAACCCCTATGAAACCTTCCTGTATGTGGTCAATGGGGTGGCAGCCGACAATATCAAATACATTCCTGCAGGATCAACGACATGGACTAACTTGCGTCCCCAGCTCGACTCAGGAGCGACAAGATTTCTGGAAACAGCGGCAATTATCGTGGGATTCAAAGATCGTCTCCTTGTGCTCAACACAATTGAAGATGAAGGTGGAAACGATCGCACGTACCAGAATAGGGCAAGATGGTCACAAAATGGAGACCCCACAACAGCTGCCACCTCATGGTTGGACGATACTCCAGGCCGGGGTGGCTACGTGGATGCACCGACGCAAGAAGCCATTACAACAGTCGAATTCATCAAAGATCGTCTCATTGTTTACTTCGAAAGATCGACTTGGGAGCTAGTCTATACAGGTGATGCTACACTTCCCTTTAGATGGCAGCAGATCAATAATGAACTGGGAGCTGAAAGTCGGTTCTCCATCATTGGATTTGACAAAGGAGCAGTAGGGGTAGGAAATGTAGGGGTTCATACCTGTAATGGAGTCAACGTTTCTAGAATCGATGAGAAAATCCCAAATGAAGTCTTCAATATTCACAACGGCAACGATGGGCCTCAAAGAGTCTATGGAATCAGAGATTATTTCTTAGAGTTGGTTTACTGGACCTTCCCCGATGATACAGCCGATCCCACCTTCCCAACGAATGTTTTGCTCTGGAACTATGCCAATAATTCTTGGGCTTTCTTGAATGATAGCTTCACATGCTTTGGCTATTTCCAAAAAGACAGTGACCTTACTTGGGCAGATTTAGGGTCCATATATGGAACCTGGGCTGCATGGAATGATCCGTGGGGAGGACCTAGAGCGCAGTCTCAATTTCCCGACATAGTCTCGGGAAATCAGCAAGGATTCACCCATATTATCGATGCAGACAAGTCTTCAAATGAGCAATCCCTCTATATCACAGATATGGATTCTGGCACTGAAGAGCTGACAGTGATAAACCATAATCTTAGCGAAGATTCCTATGTTCGCGTGGATGATGCTCAAGGTATCACTTCACTTAATGGGTCTATTTTCCAAGTACAGCAGGTAGTGGATGCAAACACAATTATATTGGATACCACATTCACTGGCACTTATACCGGTGGAGGAAAGCTGCAACGCATTTCAAATATCAATATCACCTCCAAACAGTGGAATCCAGGTACTCCTATTGGACAGCAATCTAGAATGCCCTATATTGATTTTCTTCTAGATCGAACCGAAGATGGGGAAGTTTCGGTCGACTATTTTATCGATTCCACCTCAGGTACCTCAATACAGGACCAGGTTGGCAGTGGTACGCTTTTGGGAAACAATACTCTCTACACGCGTCCCGAAGATAACAATACCTACCAACCCAACCAGGTCCGCATCTGGCACCGATATTATTTGCAGACTCAAGGACAATTCATCCAAATCAAAATCTTCATGGATGATGACCAGATGAGAGACAGCGAGATTTCCGAAAGCGATTTTGTCTTAGACGGCATGATTCTCTATCTTGAGCCGCAAGGGAGGATTATCGGATGAGTTCTAGTTTTGATGGAAATCCTAACAATCTTCTTCCGCAGACCTATATTATCCCAGACGATCCGCAAGAAAAGGATCTAAAGATTCGGCAGTATTTCAATGATTTGGCTACTGCCACCAATACTAAAGATTCAGGAATCTATGACGCAGTCGAGACCATAACAGGTCAGTCTTTCCTACCTCTGTTCAGCACTCAGACAGGCGCGAACGCCACATACCGCACTGTCTTTAGGAAAGTAATCGACTTCGGTGCCCTCCCGAATACCACAACTAAATCTGTTGCGCATGGGATTGCGTTTGGGTCGACCTTTAGCGCGACGAAGATTTACGGAGCTGCGACTGATCCAGGGACTTCATGGATTCCTCTTCCTTATGCCTCCCCGACGGCGGCAAACAATATAGAACTAAATCTAGACGCCACGAATGTGAATGTGATAACAGGTAGTGATAGGACTGCATATACGAGGACTTTCATAATCGTGGAATACATCAAGGTAGTATAGGAGAAACAAATGGCTTTTTTAGACTTTTTATTTGGAAAGGGAGAGAAAACGGAGCAATTCCAGAATTTCACTCCCGAACAACAAGGCTCCTTAAATGAAATTCTTGGTGGAGCAAGAAGCCAACTCCCAAGTGGGTTTGATTTTTTGAGCTCTATTCTCTCTGGATCTCCCGAAGCCCAAGCTCGTTTTGAAGCTCCGGCCAGAAGAGCTTTTGCGGAGGAAACTTTACCTTCCATTGCAGAAAGATTTACTGGCCTGGGAGCACAAAAAAGTTCTGCATTTGGTCAGCAATTGGGTAAAGCCGGAGCTGCACTAGAAGAGAATCTTGCCGCTCAACGAGCTGGAAGAAGTTTTGATGCTCTGAGCCAATTGCAGCAATTGCTAGGAACAGGCCTTACTCAGCAGTTCGAGAATGTATTTCGTCCCGCGACCAAAGGTTTTCTTGGAGGGCTGGGAGAAAGTGCAGCACAAGGGTTAGGACAAGCCGGTGGCATAGCAGGACTTCTTAAATTGCTGCCGCTTTTAGGACTATAGGTGACACATGGTACAGGTAATTCCTCAGACAGATCTAGGTGAAACTCTTGGACATGCTCTAGGACAGGGCTTTTCAGAAGGAGTCAATCAATTGACTTCGTACAAGCTCAACGAAATGTTGGCTGAGAGAAAAGACCGCCAAAGACAAAAAGAGCAAGAAGCCAAGCAACAAGCAGCGGCCAACAAACCTTTTTCGGTGTTCGATGTAGTAGGGGCTCTCGGTAAATTGGGGTTATCGAAGGATCAATTAGGTGTATTAGAACCCGAAGATATCCAGGAAATCGTAGAAATTGCTAACAAAAACATTTCAGAAATGGGGCGAGATCAAGCCTTCATTTCTGCCATGCAGGAAAAATTCAATCCCAAAACTCATGGATCGGATTTACCAGCCGGTCTTCAGGCTCTTCAAAATACTGAGATGAAGGAAGAAGAAAGCCTTTGGGATGTAATGAAGAAAGGACTTGAATCTTCAATTTCAGGAAGATTAGGGGCGATTGGAAGAGGAGAAGGCGCCGAAGAGTTCCAAAAACGTACCGAGTTACAAGACCCGGGATTTCTGAAAAATCTACTTTTTTCCCTCTCTAAATTTGGAGGGGACTTTCCATACTATGGAGCCGGTGGCGCTGCGGGTGCGGCCGCGGGAGGGGCAGCAGGCTCTCTCGCAGGTCCGTTTGGTGCTGCCGCAGGGGGTACAATAGGAGCTGGAGCAGGTGCTTTAGCCCTTCCCGCTATGATCGAAACGGGGCTGAAAGAAT